GACGGCACTGACGGTTACGGCAGTGTATCCGCGATTACTGCCCTTGTCAGAAACCTTGGTCACCCAGCCGGAGAAGGCCGTGGAGGCCGTGCCGCCAGAGTAGGAAGAGGCGGTGTTGACCGTCAGAGTAAAGGATGCACCGAGGACAGGAATCGCCGAGGTTTTCGCGATGATTTCCACGCTCACCTGGCAGCGTCTGTCGTCGCCGCGCCATGCGACGGTCTTGCCCGTCTCGTCGATGATGGTCGCTTCGTTGGCAAACTCGCCGTCGTTGGTGTAGGACTGGACAACGGCATTGGCCACGGTAGCGCCGGGAAGGCCATAGATTGCGGTTACCCCTTTGACGATAGCAGCCATATACTATTGCGGATAAGGTAAGGTTAGCCCTCGGGGTTCACGACCACCAGAATGTCGTAGACTAGGACCGATGCCCAGGAGCGTTCATTGACCCCCTCATCCTCGGACAGAGGGGTGATGTCGTAGCAGTGGGCATCGCCTTGGGCGGTGAACACGTCCTGCAGCTCTTCGAGGTCCTGCATGGCGCCGGCAATGGCGGCCATCCGGGCACGGTGATCGGCTAGGGTCACGTCGTCGGCGGAGTCCAGCAGGGTGACGCGGACCGAGCAGGAGTAGTTCCCTAGGCCGTCAGGGAAGTCGTTAGGCAGGCGGGCGGAGTCGCAGAGCACGATGGCCTTGGGGAGCACGTTCGTGTCGGCGCTGTCGCCCGTGTAGACGTTGACCCCGGTCAGTTCGACCTGGGCGGTGAGGTAGGTAGCCACTGCGGCTTCCACGATATGGCGGGCGGATTTGGTTCCCATAGAGTTATTTACTTTTACGAGCGTTAGCCTGAGCCAACGTCTTCTCAAGCCTTGCGAGCACGGCGGCACGCATTTGTTTGACGCGGTTGCCGTAGACTAGGTTCTCGGTCCCGGCTTCTCCTGCCACGTTGTTGATGTTTCCGATCAGGTTCATCACGGTCATCGAGACGAAGCCCGGGCTACGGCTGGCGCTGAACACGCCCTGGGCTGAGCGCTTATTGGCGTCCACCCACGGAGCGTCATAGGCTCCGAAGTTACGCTCTACGCCCTTCTTGGTCACGGGCTTGGGGACCTGCGCTAGGACCGCAGCCCAGCCGGACTTGACCCGTCCGACCTTGGCCTGACGTTCAGCTATATAGGCTTGGAGTTGTTGGACTGAGCCGACCATATACTGCGGTCCGCCAACGGGCTGGTTGCGCTTCCAGCGTCCGTTCACGGCGTTCTTGTATTTGTCGTGGATGCCTCGCAGGTCGTTGGTCTGCCCTTCAATCGGCCTGATCTGCCCGAAGATGTTCGCCTTGTTCAGGTAGTTCTTGGCCTTCTTGAATGAACGTTCCCAGCTCACGTCTTCCAGAATCTTACGCATGACCGGGGAGATGCCGCGTGCCTTGCCTGAATCGAAGTTGCCGTAGATTTCCATGAACGCCTGTCGGTCGTCGCCTCTGACGGAGTTGATGACGCGGCGCAGCAGGACGGGCATCCCCTTCTTGGGGCTGTCCGCAGGAATGAAGATGCGTTTGATGTCCTTGGCCGTTTTACCCATGCCGGCCTTGTGGGCGGCTGCGCTCAGGCCACGGCCCCCGCCCTTGGGCATCGGAGGGGTGAAGGTCATGGCGTCGCGGCACATCAGCCTGATCTGCTCGCGGGTTGTCATCTCCATGTCGGCCTTCACCTCTTCGGCAAAGTGCCGCATAGCCGCGTTGAAATCGGCTAGGCTGGCTGGGTCGATGGCTCCCTTGCTGGCCATTACTGGTTGTCGTCGATGCAGGTGAGCTCGATGACGGCGCTGGCCTGCTTGTAGGACTGGCCCTTGACCCGGAGGACCTGCCCGTTGACCGTCAGTTTCTTGCCAGGGGCTAGGGAGGCCACAGGGACGCCCGAGGCGATTGTGGCTACCTGACCTCCAACCCGGCCATCAGAAGCCGTCCAAGGGGCCGTAGCGGCGGCGAAACGCACCGTCCACATCTTTTCCTCGGTGAAGCCCCCCGCGTCGAACTTGGGGGTGTTCATGGGTTGGGACAGGCCGACGAGGAACAGGTTGGCCCCGACCGTAGCCGGAACCCCGATGTCTGCCAGGATGGATTGGAAGTCAGAGTTGAAGGTGGAACCGTAGAGGGACATGAGGGTGGGTAGGGATTTAGGGATACAAAAAAGCCCCCATCGCTGGGGGCTGTTTCAGGACTCAGCCCCGATTAGGGGTTGTAGACCGAGGCGAGAGTGCCCGTGGTGATCGCCTTGTTCGCACCGAACATCAGTTCCATGGAACCGACGAGGTTGCGGGTGCTCTTGTCAGCCCAGACGTTGTAGTAGACCGAGATGCCGAGACCTTCGATCGGGACCACTTCGCGAACGAGGAAGTCGTTGCCGACAGCGTCGAGGTCCGGGGCGGCAGCGGCCATAGCCAGCGCTTCGCTGGAAACCGCGAAGCCGGCGAGTTTCGCTTCGGACGGGAAGAGGGAAGCGTAGAACACGCCACCGTCGAAACCGTAAGCGCCAGCGGAGAGCGGGAGGGAGGTCGTGCTGGTCGGGATGAGCTGGGAGTAGATGCCCGGGTTCACGATCAGGGTCTTGCGACCGGCCTTCGAGACGCCGGCCCAGAGAGCCTTCAGCTGAGCGGAGCCAGGGGTGATAGCCGAATCAGCGGCGGTGACCGTGGCGGCGCCGAAGTTGGCGACGGTGATAGGAGCGGTAGCGGCGGCCCAGATGGAGTCGGCCAGCTTGTCCATGTTGATCTTCAGAATCTTCTCGAGCTTGATGCCGTTCTGGACGTCGGCGTAGGAGAGACCGAAGGGCTGGTAGAGGTGGTTCAGCGAGACGGCGGTGGCACCGAGGGTGCTGTCACCGATGACGTTGAACGCGGTCGGGTTGGTCAGCGTGGTGCTGCCGGCGGTGGAGAGAGCCACCTGGACGACGTCCTTCGGGCGCTTCACGTCAGCCGAGAAGTCGGAGGCGAAGTTACCGAGGGCCGCGAGGCGGTTCGAGAGGTTGGTGAGGCTGAGCTCGGCGACGGTATCGACGATCAGAGCGCTGTTGATGGTGTTAGGCATGGGTAGCTAGTAGGTTGAAGTGAGGGGAAATTATTTGGAGAAGAGGACGGCCTTGTGCTTCTTGAGGAAGGCGCGGCGCTCAGGGCCGGCAGGCATCGAGGCATACTGCTCGTGGATGGAACCGACGGCGGCGGCGACGACCGGGGCGGCGACAGGAGCCACGCCAGAAGAGGCAAGGATGTTCGCGGCTTCGACGGAGGCGGTGGCCTTGGAGGCTTCGAGCTCGACGATCTTGGCGTTGGCCTCGGCGAGGGCGGCTTCCAGTTCCTGAACCTTCTGGTCCTTGGCGGCGGCATCGACCTTAGCCTGGTCGAGTTCGGCAGAGACGTTGACCACGGAGGCTTCGACCGTCTTGCGGAGGTCGTCGCGTTCAGCGGTGAGGGAGACGACAGCGGCCTCGGCGGCCTTGAAGCGTTCTTCGATGGTCATATACTATTGCGTAGGGGGTAAGGTTAAGCGGCCTGCTCGAAAGCGGCGAGGGCCTCGGCGAAGGACGTGGCCAGACCCGTGACGAGGTTCTTGGCGGCGGCTTCCCGGCCAGAGAACACTTGGCCTTCCATGTCTTCGCGGCTGGCGAGCGAGCGCTTGCGGAGGACGGTCTGCTTGAACTCTTCGTGCATGGCCTCGATGGACTTCTGCTCGAGCTCGCGCATCTCGTCGGTGTAGCCTTCGCCGGCGATGTTCGGGGCCTTGTATTTGCCCGCACGGAACACCTCGACCTTGAGGCCCATGTTCTTGAACGCTTCGTCGTAGGACTCGTCCACGGCGATCACACCTATGGAACCCACCATGGCGGAGGGCGATGCGATGACGTAGTCGGCTTGAGAGCCGGTGTAGTATGCCCCGGAGGCCATGAGCTTCTTGGCGTAGGACATGGTCGGCAGAGGGATGCTGGCGATCTTGTCGGCGAGTTCGGGCGTGCCGACGACCGTCCCACCAGGGGAATCAATCTCGAAGGCGATGCGCTGGACCGCAGGGTTGGCGAGTGCTTCGTCAATCTGCTCGCTGACCTCGGTCATGTCCATGGCCCCGGTCATCTTCTCGAACTTGGTCAGGCCGACACCGAGGAATCCCTGGAGCGGGATGACCGCCGTTCCGCCCTGCGTGACGTAGGGCTTCGCGACAGGGTTGAAGAACATATCCAGCACGCTGTCCACGACGCCGTATTTCTCGGCATACTTCATGTGGTTCGCGGCCTTGATAGGGTCGCAGAGAAGTGGCTCTCTTCCAGAGAGTCCGTTGATTAAGCATTTCACGGGTTAGATGGTTCGGGAGGGGGAGGGAGGTCGAGGTTGTCGGCGACCGCGTCAGGCGTCTGGCTCGAAGCCTGACCCTGCTGCAGCCAGTTGAAGGCCGACTGATAAAGCATCCACAGCGGGAGGTTCCGCTCCTTGGACTTCTGCACGAGCTTCTCCATCTCGACGGCGCGCTGCTCGAGCACCTCGTCGTAGGTCATGCCCTTCTTGCCGAGGATGGCCTGCGCCGTGGTCAGACCCATCTGCAGGTCGGCACGGTCTTGCGAGGCTTCGCGGCCAGCGTCCACGGTGATGTCGCGGGGCGTGATCCAAGACTTGCGGTTGAAGTCCGGGTCGTCGGGCAACTTGCCCTTGGCGATGGCGTCGGCGATGACGTAGTCGTAGACCCTGTCCAGGCTGTCGATGATAATGCTCTGCCACTTGCCAGCCCATCGTGACACGCGGCCAGCGACTAGGCGGACCGAGGAACCGCCGAGGGCTCCGGGCGTGACCTGGTATTCGTAGGGGAGCAGGCGGACGATGTCGCGCTCAATGGCGGTCATCATCCCGATCCACGCTTGAGAGGGGCGGGTCTGGGTCAGCTGAGAGAGGTCCTCGTTGGTATCGACCACCAGCATCTTGCCGCCCATCTGGCTGGCCATCTTCTCGCAGGAATTGTAGTCGCCGGAGAACTTGGAGGCCGGGTCGTCTTGAAGCACGCCGCCCTGCTTCTTGAGGATTAAAGTATGGTCCGCCGAGTCGCGGGCTGCTCGAACCTCGAGACTGAACACCTCGAGGTGATCGCGGACCGAGTTGAGCGACGACTGTAGCACAGGGTATCCGCGCACCGCAGACGGGCGCTCGAACTCCATGACCTGGAGCATGGACTGCGCCGGCACGTAGCGGTCCTTCTTGTCGCCGTCAGTGTAGACATTCCAGCCGGTGATCTCGCCATACGTGCCGAGGTAGGCCCCGTCCACGTTGCTGGTGTCGAACTTGTCGGAGGGAGTTCCCACTCGATGACTCTCAAGGATTTGCACCTTCGGGATGCCGGTCTTCGGGTCGTTGGTCAGGATGCCGAACGAGTCTCCGTCTACCAAAGCCCCGGACATCCACATGGCCTGCAGTTGCCCCAGGTTGTAGCGTCCGGTCAGGTCGCAACGGGTGGACCAGTCGCGGAAATAGTTCTGGTGGGCAACGGCCACAGCGGGGTCGCGGGCGTTGGACTGAGCCACAAGGCCGTCACCGATGGAGACCAGCACGGCCTCGTCGATGCACTGCTTGTAGATCGGGCTGTTGCGGACGGCCCAGCGGGACGTGCCGACCATCGTCAGGCGCGTGCCGGACGTGACCTCCTTGCGCTGGTCGGTGACCGCACCGATGAACAGCATACGCCGAGCACCCGAGTCGGTCGTGCTGGCGAACTGAGAATACGAGGCGGATGGCCCCTTCTTCTCGGTCTTGGTCTTGGGCGTGGTCTTCTTTCGCATCAGAGGTCAACCCGGGTATCCCAATTGATCTGCACGGAGGTATGAGCGCCGCCATACTTCTTAGGGTCGATACGGGACAAAGCGTAGTTAATCTCTTGGATGCGGCGGTCGGGTGGCATCCCGAACTGCTTGTTCACGGACGTGCCGGAGTCCGAGTAGGACGTGACCGCCTTT